GGTCCTCCTCGCGATCGTAATAAGATCGCGCTTGGGGTTGGCACCACACTTAGTGCTACTGTCAAGTAGCACTTGCACAAGGAGTTCTACGAGGCTTTTCAGGCTACCCTCCTTTCGGAAGGAACACCTCCAAGGTCCCCGTCCCTTTTACTACTCCATCGACGTCTTAGCGATCAAGTCTCGCCGTTAACGATGCGGCTGAAAAGCGGATCTACTGATACTCCAACGGAGACCAGAAACCCGCCAATCAGATGCATCTGTTTACGGAAGATATGAGTCGATGTAGACGTCGACTGAATGGGCCCTGTAACGGGCACATCAGCCACGACATAGACCGACTGATTAAAACTCACGTTCTGATCAGGAACAGTAGCTGATGGCATAAAGCCGGAAACGGTATACCTTGCGGTAAACCGATTACGGCGACCATAGTTATGTCCGATGAACAGAACATGATCATTCTGATCAGGGTCTAGGCCGCGATAAGTGGAGTGATCCGCGGCTCGTTCAGATGCTGGCAGTGAGGTGTTTTCACCTGCATTGGCAGTAATCGTCGACCAGTCGCGGTTCAAAATAAAAGGGTCGGAAAACATCGAAGTTCCTTGTGTTTAAGGTTGCGGATACATAGACGAGGTTCACACCTGGTTTATGCTCCTACGATCACCCGATCTGGTAAGACCGAGCGCAGCGAGGATAGCCCACTGGCGAGCTGTAAAGCTCTCAGGGGGTATCCCGAACCCGTACGGGGAGGCTTGGTGCCTAGCCTTATAACCTTCTTTACGAAAGTAGTAAGGCGAGGCAGACCCCGATGGAACGAAGAAATGGGACCCGAAAGGAAAGGTCTCAAGCTCGTCCCACGAGGTACTAACGTATACCTCAAAGAGAGTTTCTTGACTCTCCATGGAGTACGCATTAGTCAAGGTCTCGTTATCGACTGCGTTCGACGACAAGTTGGAAACTATATCCCCAACATTCGCGAACCAGTCAATAAGCCAGGTCCACGGAACGACTTCGTATAGCAATGACGGGGTAAGATTAGAACCCGACAGAGCTATCTTGGCACGTTCCGTCCAACGGTCCGACCCAATGTCTGGAACGTAGTACCGGAAGGTACCGCATTGCCAGGACATAGTAGTTACCGTGCGCTGGAATTTGTAATCACATTGCCCAGTGAACGAGTAGAGATCTAAGTCTGCGCAGCCAGAAGGCCCGCCGACATAGTATCCGTCTAGCTCAGTATTGCCACCAATTGACACATCACCAAGATGTGCAAAAGGTTTAGATAATGAGCCTTCACAGACGACTACCGGACCGTCGAGGACAAACTCTTTCTTCGACCGACGCTTGACTGACAAACCGTTATCCTTGACGAGCTTCTTCAGCGCGGCTTGGATACGCTGTTGCCCGTTGAAAAGAGCAACGACGTCTTTTACGAACGGTTTCCAGCCAAATTCCACATTCAAGTACTCGGACCCAAGGTCTTTAAACCTTTTGGCCCCCGAGCGCAAAAAATGCGGGATCTGGGGAAGCTCCCTCAGCTCAGCCAGAAATTGGCCTGCTGAGAGAACTGGGTTCCCAGGGCGGTTCTTGACAATGAAGTTAGTACCACGGGCATTAAGCCCGAGGACTAAATCTCCAAAGTCAGATTCGACGACTGGAGGCAACTGAACGTCAGCAGAGGAGCCGTAGTACACCGAGGAGTCAAATCCTCTAGTAATACAGACTCTAAACTGACCGTTAGTAGGAGGCCCAGGAAAGTCTCCAACAGCATCTCTTTCGTAAGAAGGAAAGATGAAGTTGAAAGGCTTCCCAAGAGACGGTGGTTCTTCACAGTAAAAAGTGAAAAAATCATCGTCAGCCCCCGTCCAGCGACCATCTCTAAAAAGATGGCCGGTCGAACGAAGAAGAGCCTTATGATCACGAGAGTAGACGAACGAATGGTGCATATCACTTTGACGATACGACACCACTTGTACGTCACGCTTTGGGATCATAAGCTGTCTCCGTAAGGGTAAAGGTCAAACGACCTTAGGGTGTTGTTGCCAACTAGCGAGGGCGAAAGCCCT